TGCTTTAAAAGGTAATCCTAATATGATGATCTGGTTATCTAAAAACTATCTAGGAATGAAAGATAGAACTGTCCAAGAAACTGTTGTTGAACCTTTACCATTAATCATTGAAGGGAGAGCAGAAGATATAGATGGCTAAACAAAACTTCTCATTATACACACCTCGTGATAAACCACCTAAAAGACCTCAACGTCATAAAAAGACTTTGAATAAAAGCGAAAAAAGAAATAAAAAACTAACAAGATATAAAGGACAAGGAAGATAATATGGATATAGGAGAGAATACTTTTTTAAAGTTAAGACAACAAAGAGATCAAGCTAGATCAGAGTGCGATCAAGCAAAGATTCAAAGAGATGTAGCTTTAAGAAAATTAAACAAAGCATTACAGATAGCAAAAGATTTAAGAAAGTTAGTAGAGAATGGACAAGAAGAAACTAAAACACTTTAAAAGATAATCTTTAAATTTACAATGTTGTGTGATATTTATGCCATATGGCTAAATATAAAAATAGAACTGTAAAACTTAACAAACCCACTCGTGGAGATGTTAAGAAGTTTAAAGTATTCGTAAAAGACAGAAGTACAGGCAGAGTTAAAAAAGTTAATTTTGGCTCTAAAACTATGTCTATCAAGAAGAATATTCCAGCTAGACAAAAGAGTTTCTTTGCAAGATTCAGACCTATCTTGGCTAAAGTAAAAGGTCAGAAGAATTTAAGTCCAGCTTATTGGGCTATTCAATCATGGAAAAAAGGATTTAAAATATGATAGATAGATTGTTTTATAGGTTCTTTGGAATGATAGATGATTGTATGGGCTATCTATTTGATAGATTTATTTCAGATGCACCAAGATGTAAATGTAAAAAGAAGAAAAATAAATTATGAGGATAAGTATGAACTATTATTTTACAGGACTACTGATTGTATTATTTTGCTTATTAGCTTTATTTGTTAAACCAGCATATCCTGACAGTACACAAACTAATGCATCAGGCTCAAATACTGCAATCGAGGGTGGTTATACATCATCATCTAGTACAACTTTTCAATCAGGGTCATCATCAAATACTACATCTAATTCCACTAATCATTCTAATATTAAATCAGCACCACCAACAGCATCTGCACCATCATTCTCTGCTCAATCGCAAGACGTTTGTGCAACAGGAGTATCAGTAGGTATTCAGACATTTGGTACAGGCTTCTCTGGTGGAAAGACTAATAGAGATATGAACTGCGAAAGAATTAAATTAGCTAAAGTTCTATATGACTTTGGAATGAAAGTAGGCTCTGTTGCTTTGCTTTGCCAAGATGAACGAGTATTTGAAGCTATGATTAACGCTGGTACACCTTGTCCTGTAGATGGCAAGATAGGTAAAGACGCTTTAGCAATATGGAATAAATATGAATTTGAAAGACCAGATTATAAGACTTATGTAAAAAGAATTAAAAAAAGAGAAGTAATAGATAAAAAGATTAACAAAGAAGAAGCTAAAAAATTAAAATTACATACTAGATGACAAGAAAAACTAATACAATGTTAATAGGCTTATTAGGTACAATTCTAATGGGTTTAGCAACATGGACTTTAGTTACATTATTGGAATTACAAATTTTAGTAAATATGATTCAGCAAGATTTAATAAGTATAGATAAACAATTTGGTAGAGTCTATAATTTCATAGATTCAGTAAGGAAATAATGATTTGGATAATAACATTAATAATAGGATTTGCTTATGCGAATTATCTCTCTAATAAGTGGGCTAATGCTCTTAACCCATATAACTTTAGCAGAAGAAATAACAACCAATAACCTAATCATTAATAATAATTTTGAAACAGGAAATGCTAATGGTTGGACTACTAATGGAGATGTCCAAGTATTAAATGATTGCTGCACCTTAAACAATGTAGCTAGTAATTATGATTTAGAGTTTGGAGATAGTGGCTCAATAGAACAGCAGTTTAATTTAACAACAGACACCATATCACAAGCTATGTTAGATAATGGTATTACATTAAATAGCACAGTAGAAGTTCAAAATGGAGAGTGTGGTGTTGCTGGTTGTTGGGGTGGTAGTGGTAATGCTGACACATTTACAATTACATTAAAGATCAAAGATTCAGATGGTAATGTATTAGCCACAAGTACAAAAATTAGAACTGATGTAACTAATATCAATGGTGCTAACTTTACAGACTCACTTACATACAATGGAGTAGATTCTAATTTAGGTAATCTTAATATTTCTGGAACTGACGCTAACGCACCCTCAACACTAGGTGGTGCAAATGTAGATAATATAGTTGTTACTATGACTTACGATAATGAAGTTTTATCTAATGAACTTATAGAAGAAATAGAAAATGTATTTGAGAATTTACAAGAGGAGATATTTCAACAAGTAGAATTTAAAGAAGAATTTAAGTTTGAAGAAGAATTTAGAATAGTACAAGCACCACCAATGGAAGAAGAAATAGAGATAGAAGAATTTATAGAGATAATATCTATGCCTGAAAAAGAACCTGAAATAATGGAAGAAATGCCAGAGGTTGTAGAAAAAATTATAGAAGAAAAGCCAGAAGAAGAAATGATTACCGAAGAAATAATGAAAGAAGCTAAAGAGGAAATGCCAGAAGAAATCATAGAGGAAATACCAGAAGAAGTTGCAGCAGAAAAAGAAGAAGAAATACAAGAGGAAGAAGTTATCGAGGAAACAACAGAAGAAACTACTGAAGAAGCACCTAAGAAAGAAGTTAAAACAAAGGTAGCAAGTAAGAAAAGCAAGAAACCAAAGATAGATAAGATTATGGCTAAAGTAGATGAGCAAATTAAAGATAGTGCAAAGAACTTAACTATTAAAAACATTATTAAATTAGATGCTATGCAGAACGATCAGGCTTCATTATTAGAGTATAATAATACCGAGTTTTACAAGCCTAAAGATATTTATTTGAATCAGATCGAAATATTTGATAATAGGTCTATATATGCTAATGTTGATTTAGTTAAATATACTGATAATGATATAATGGAGATCAAAATTAAAAAATTAAACGAAATAAAGTACAAAAAAAGAATATTACTTTTAGAATTACAGGAGTTAAAAAATGGTTAAAAAAATACAAGACAATCTAACAAATATAGTAGTCATCTTAGGACTTATAGCTTCTATTGGTGCTGGATTTACAAAGTTTGCTAATATGGAAAGTACAATAGAACAATTATCAAACCAAACTGCACCTGACTTATCAGGTATAGAATCAAATGGATTTGCAATAACAGATAACAGTACAGATATAGCAGTTATCAAAGAGAAACTTAAAACACATAGTCATAACAACGATCATGCTCACGATAATACTGATGTTAAAATTCTAAAAAAAGAAATAGAAGTTTTAAAGCTAGAGATTCAAGAATTAAAAGAAGCATCTAAAAACCCACTTCAATAATGCACTACGTATTAGCCTTTAGTATCTGTTCTGCAATCACAGGCTTTTGTAATAGTACATCATTAGTTCCTGTGAAGTTTAATACATGGTCTGAATGTGTTATAGGGGGAAGTCAATTAACTATTGAATATGTAACAAAAATGGAAGATAAAATTAATAAGGATAAACTCTATATCACTTATTTCTGTAATGAAAATATCTCTGACAAAACCCCAACTTAAAGTATCTACAAGTCAATCAAGGTTTAGAGTTCTTATAAGTGGTCGTAGATTTGGTAAGACCTATTTATGTATTACCGAGATGATGAAGTACGCAACAAAACCTAATCAGAAAATCTGGTACATAGCACCTACATTTAAAATGGCTAAAGAGATTGTATGGGCTAATCTAAAAGAGATGCTTAATCAGTTTAATTGGATAGACGATATTAATGAAACTACTATGACTATTACGATCAGAAAATCTAATAGTACAATATCATTAAAGGGTGCTGATAATTATGATGGTTTAAGAGGTAGTGGATTAAACTTTCTTATATTAGACGAGTTTGCAGATATAGATAAACGAGCATGGTATGAAGTGTTACGTGCTTCTGTTGCTGATACACTTGGTAAAGTTTTATTCTGTGGAACACCAAAGGGCTATGGTAATTGGTCATATGAATTATATCTTAAAGGAAAGCAAGACGAAGAATGGGATAGCTACCAATATACTACTGTTGAAGGTGGTATGGTTTCAGCAGATGAAATAGAACAGGCTAAACAAGACATAGATATTAGAACTTTTAGACAAGAGTTTGAAGGTACATTTGAGAACTATGCTGGTTCTGTTTATTACAATTTCCACCCTGTTGATAATGTAGTTAAACGACAGATTGATTGGGAGAAACCTTTACATATAGGAATGGACTTTAACGTAGACCCAATGTCAGCTTGTGTTGCACAATTAGAGCAAGATAAAGTTTATTTTGTAGATGAAGTAATTATTTATGGAAGTAATACAGACGAGATGGTGCAAGAATTAAGAGATAGATATGGTACTAAAATACCAATCTTTATATATCCTGACCCAGCTTCTAAACAAAGAAAGACAAGTGCTGGTGGGAGAACTGACTTATCTATTTTACAAAATGCTGGTTTCAAAGTTAAAGTTAAAAATAGACACCCAGCAATTCGAGATAGGGTCAATGCTGTGAATAGCAGATTAAAAGATTCCAATGGAGTCAGACATATTTTTGTTTCACAATCTTGCAAAACACTGATAAAAGGTTTACAAAGACAGATATACAAAGAGAATACAAATATTCCTGATAAGGAAGATGGATTCGACCATATGAATGACGCACTAGGTTATATGATTGATTATTTAAAACCATTGACTACACAGACAGTATTTAGTTCTCCGAGAAGATGGACAATGAAATAAATTATGGCATATAACAAAGATTTAATAACAGAACTTCACACAGATTATCAGGAAACAGTTACTAATTGGCAGTATTATATTAGATCATATAATGGTGGTTATGATTATATGATAGGTCAGTATCTATCGAGATATAATTTAGAATTAGATAACGAGTTTAATCAAAGACTTGCCAACACTCCATGTGATAACCATTGTAAAAATATTATTCAAATCTATTCATCATTTTTATTTAGAGTTAGACCAAGTAGAGATTTTGGAGAAATGGCAGATGAAGCTAGTTTAGATTCATTCTTAAAAGACGCTGATTTAGAAGGTAACAATTTAAACTCTGTAATAAGACAAGCACAGAATTACGCATCTATCTATGGTCATTGTTTTATGATTTTAGATAAACCTAATATTACGACTAATACACAAGCAGAAGAATTAGAACAAAATATCAGACCCTACTTATCAATCTTAACTCCAGAAAATGTTTTTGATTGGAACTTTCAAAGACAAGCAAATGGTCGATATGAACTTGATTATTTAAAAGTAAGAGAAGAAGTAGATAAAGAAGGTGGACAGTATTTTAGATTATGGTTTCCTGATAGAATTGATACAGTATATCTTCCTAAAGATTCAGAACCTAGATTAATGGATTCTACACCGAATACGATTGGCAAAATACCAGCAGTTATTTTATACAATGCTAAATCTCATAAGAGAGGAATTGGTCATTCAGATTTAACTGATATAGCTGATCTACAAAAATCTATTTACAATGAATACTCTGAAATGGAACAACTAATTAGATTAACAAACCACCCATCATTAGTTAAGACTCCAAGTGTTAATGCAAGTGCTGGTGCTGGTGCAGTTATAGAAATGCCTGATGAATTAGAACCTAATTTAAAACCATACTTACTACAACCATCTGGACAAAACTTACAAGCTATTATGGAATCAGTAAGACACAAAGTAGATGCCATAAATAGAATTGCACATACTGGTGCTATCAGAAGTACAAAGACACAAGTATCATCTGGTGTTGCATTACAAACAGAATTTGAATTACTTAATGCTAGACTATCAGAAAAAGCTGACAATTTACAAATAGCAGAAGAACAATTATTTAAACTATACGCAATGTTTCAAAATGTTACATTTGATGGAGAGATTAATTACCCAGATTCATTTAACATTAGAGATTATGCAAGTGATCTTATGTACTTCCAACAAGCAAAAGCATTAAACATTGGTTCTGCTACTTTCAATAAAGAAGTAGATAAAGAAATAGCTAGAGCAGTAATAGATGATGATGAAAAGCTAAATGATATATTTGACGAGATAGATGCTAAATCAGAGGTTGGAGAATTTACACAAGACGAAGTAGAACAAGAAACAGTAGCTGAAGAACAGATATAAAAAAGGCGACCATTAAGATCGCCTATTTTATTAGTTAATTAATTAATTAAAATGATGGGTCAAGATCGTAATGTCTTCTACCTATTGAAGCATAATAATAAGAACAACCTTTATTCCATCTTTTAGTTTCTTCATTCCATTTAATATCTTTATATGAAGTTCTATCTCTATTATCTATATACTGTTCAAGATATTCTATTTCTTTTTCTCTAGCTTTATATGGTGCGTTATGTTCATACTCACTATGATCACGTTCTATTTTAAGTATAGTTTTATCTTTAACATTTAGTATATCAATAATTGTAAAAGGGTAAGAATCAGAACCTATACTTCTTGTAACTCCCATACCAATTACAGGGTCAAGGTTGATACCTCTTTTTTTTTGAAAAACATCTATTCCTGTTTCTTCTGTAAATTGTTGGTCTAGTGTTTTTGTGTTTTCTTGTGTTTGCATTTACTCTCTCCTTTGTTTGTTATTTATATATAAAATGTATAAAATATTGATATAAAGGTCAAATAAAAACGAGCATAGTATTTACTAGCTTTTTGGAGTATATATTAGAACATAATTAGAACAAAATGGCAGACATAATTAAAGACTCAACAATATATCGAATCAAGCAGATAGAACTTGCTGAAGCAGAATATTACAAAACTTTAATCAAAACATTAGACAGAATAGAACGAGAAGTAGTATCTCTTGCTAGTAGATTACCTTTAACAGATGGAAAATTAATAGAACTCCAAGCTGCTATTGCTATTAGACCACAAATAAAAGCTATTCTTGAAAGAGAATATTTAGCATGGTCAGATACAGTTGTTAGAAAAGGTTTTAATAAACAAGCTAAAAGAATTGAGAAAATATTTAAAAGAATAGGCAATATACCTATCGAGTTTCAAGAACTAACTAAAGGCGATCTAG